GTATGTAGAGTTTGATGCGTGGCTGTGAACTCTAGTTAGTCTATCTAGTTCACGATTAAAGCCAATAAAAAAGGGATCCTTGAAAAGGTCCCATGTATAGGTTGTTACCATTTTTATTCCTCCTTCAAGCGAATAAATTAATATGTGGGCCCCTAATGGCGACCCACATATATTATAACAAATTAGATTTTTTAAGTCTAGTAAATTTTCTTCTTCTTGTCCTTCATTTTTTGCTCATCTGCAGTTGCTGCATATAAAGCTCTTTGGTGAGCCTGAGCTCTACCCTTTGATGGGTGGCAACCTTTTAGCTCTCCATTTTCATTTACAACGGCCCAGCCTTTGCAACCTGCCGCCCCTTGTCTAACGTCGTATGGCATGTTATCTCCTAATCGTTCGGAATTTCTGGCATATCCATAGGGATAATGCCTCTTGCTTTTGCTATTTCAAATCCTTCTGGACTTAAACTTATTGTTGCTTCTAGGTCTTCGTTATAATCAACCTTTAAGTAACCTGCCTCATATAATTCTATCAGAGATTGGTCTACAAAGTGCATATGGGCTTCCCATAATTCTGGGGCTAATTCTTGAGCAGACTCATTGATAGCAAATATAAACTCTCCGCTTTCATCTATTCCTGCTGCCTCTATCGCACCTATTTCAATATAATGCGCTAACTTCTCGTCAAAACTGTCTTCCATTATTCTCCTTTGTGCAACAGGTAGGACTTGAACCTACGATAGCCGAATTATGAGTTCGGGGCCTTAACCAACTTGGCTACTGTTGCCAATTGATCTATTGTAATGTACCATCTTCGTTTTTGTCAATAGTTACCTCTACTAATTGCTGCACGTAATCAGAGAAGTGCTTTCTAATATTTCCTGGTGGACGTGATCCAAGAGACTTCCATAGCCTCTTGTACTCTATAACATTTGCGAAAGTTGTAGGACAGAGCATTATTTCATTGTACTCTTTTAATACTGTAGGAAGCGGTACATGCTTTCCACAGCATTTACATTCTTTAGCTTTTTCTTGATATATACTCATAGTATTTCCATTCCTTCTATTACTTCCGCCAATTCTTTAGGTATTCTTGGGGCTCTAATTACATTCAATTTAGTTGTATCGTCATCTTCTTTTTCCCACCTTAAGCTGTCATATGTATGTATATCTATTTCTTGATCGTTAGATGGTCTAGTTCTGCTGATAGCATTATAAATAGATCCACAGACTGCGTCTGCTAAGTCCTTAGAACCTTTTCTTGGGTGGTCTACACGGTCTCTCATAATCTTTAATTGCAACAATTCATCAATCAGTAATGGTATATGTGGACCAGTTAATCTTTCTTCTAATACAACCATTGCCATATCGTCATAATGTTTCTTTGCAACCGACAAGGTCTCTGTGTTAATTCCGTATGCTTTTAGCTGTTGCATCATGTCGTGGGAGTTCCAGCGGTCAAATGTGCATACACGAATCTTAAATCCAGCTGTCCGTAAAGATAAAATATAGTCTTTTACTTCTGTAAAGTCTACAGACTTATCTACTGTAGGAGTCCAATATCTCACAACATCTACCTCTACTATTGGGGCTGGCTGTGAGTAAGTATCAGTTACTTTTACATTTACCCACTTGTTTACATGTGACATAGCCACAGCACAATGGTCATGTTTCTGAGCTAAGTCAACATGCAAAAAATATTCTTTATCTGGATCTGGCGCAAACCAAGGCTCTAGTCTTCCAAACTTATCTACTGCTATTGCCATATTGTTAAATGCTTTTTCAATCTTCTCTCTTGATTTAAAGAATGCATCTACGGCTTCTGGTGGCATACAGGCAAAACGTCCAAGGGCATCAGGCATATTTTTATAAAACTCTACCTTAAAGTCTTCTATCTTTTTAGTTGGATTAATTTCCCAAGTAGGACGCTTTAGCGCAAATACTCTGGGTATTGTGTATGAAACAATATGATCTTCTTCCCATTCAACTGTGACTTCATTGCCTTCTGTTCCGTCTGGCAATTCCTCATCCATCTTCATAGTTTTTGTTCTTATTACCGTTTCTTTTTCTGCTATAACAGAATCATAAAACTTTTGAATCGGATCATTTTTAAAACGTGGGAATGAAAGCAGAATAACCTTGCCATAATCTGGAAAACGAGATACAACAGATCCACGATACATATCATATATAGCATCTGCAGTTTTAGCTTGGTCATGCCCAGTTGTATTCTCTGTGGCAAAGCCAGATATTTCGTCAAGGATTACGGTTATCACGTTATATCCTTCGAATGCTTCTCGCTCTGAGTGTCCAGAATATACGTTTACATTTTTATTAAATCTTACTTCTGATGCTTTTGGATCATACTTGCCAACAAACCATGGAGACCTATCTATTCTAGTCTTAAATCCCTTGAAGAAAACATTGTTAGCCTGCTGTGCGTTAACAGCAATGTTAATAATATCAATAGTATCTCCAGGAGGCTTACCATAATATGTTGCTGGATCTTTTAAGCACAATAGTAAATATACTATATAGGCTACTGATATTGTTGAGCAGTAATCTTTACCGCTACCTTTTCCAAGCTGTGCAATAACTTCATTGCATGTTTGCTTAAATCTACGTCTGCCTTCATCTTCGCCAAATAATTTAATCAATGTTGATTCTTTATATATTTGAGATGATTTTTCAATAAGCATATATTGATAATCTGAAAGTGGAGGCAAGGCTAGATAGTCTGGGCTTGTTACAAATGTTTGTAAGTCTACTGGTCTTTCATCAAATTCTTCGCCATCTAATATATCAATGAGGTCATTAAAATTTAACTCCATTAAATTGACCACCATCCTCTAATAGTTCCGCCCTCAACTGGGCATGTATATTTTTTAGGCTCATCTGATTCATAATATTCTTTAAACAACTTTAGATGTAGTGCTATGTCTGGTTCATGCGTATCTTTTCCACAGTCTGGACAGATAGGAGAGTTTACATATTCGTAGACATGTCTACAATGCTTCTGGTCGTTCTTCATCTATCACAACTGGCTCTACTATGCCTGTGATCTGAGACAGGCGCTTTGCAACTTCCATCTTACACTTTGGGCAAGTTGCTGTAACTTCTTTTAGAATTTTAACCAAAACGTCTTGCTTACGTTCTGTTTCCGCCAATTGAGTAGCAAGTTCTGCGTTATCAAGAAGGCCAACCTCTTGAAGCATACCTATACGCTTGCCTTCAATGTCTGCAATTAGTTTTAATGCAGTAGCTTTTACATTTAATTGTCCTGCTTGGTCCGCATCCTCTACGGTCTTCCAGGCCTCTTTAATAAGCATAGCGTAATGTTGGTCAGCGCCAGAGATGGCTTCCTTAGCCCTGTCACGAGCCCCAGAATCGCTTTTAACGACCTGTTTCCACTCATCTATATACTCTAACACCTCTGACCGCTTAAAACCCGTTACAGAGGCGATCTGAGTAGGATTATTGCCTTTAAGCAATTCCTCAACAACCTTATTCATGCGATCAAAATGATCAGCTAATTCAATTTCCATAGGTTATTATTATACCATCTTAGTTGACTAAAATCAGACAGACTGGGACTTGGCAATTTTAAGAAGGACTAAATATCCAATTAAATCATCAATATCATTATCGCCTGGATAATCTGTGCCCTTCATTAATCTATTTAATTTATCATCAATACGGACATGAAGCTGTTCTCTTGGTCCCGCCTTTGAAAATATACGCACAGGATCAAGGGCTGAGTTGCCGTAGGCAATATTCTTTTTAACCAACATGTGTGCAATTTCATGGCAGGTAGCCCAAATTTCTTTACCTGCTTCTGTACCTACTGTTAATAGATATAAATCCTGGCATTCAAATTGCTTTGAATCTGGAAAAACTGGTTCAAGCATTGTCCATCTCCTTATATAAATTCTTAAGTCCTCTTAGCGTTCCAATATCCATATATTTTCCGCCTGGTCTTACCGCCATAATATTAGCACTTTCAGATATCCATTCTTTTAATTGTTTACCTGGGTGGTCTAACTTTGGATCTAGGTATCTTATCATATTCTTACGAAATAGCATAGTGCCCCACATATCTGGGTAGTCACAATTATCTACTTTGTCTTCAGATTCAATTACTCTGCCATTAGAAATTTTAACCTGTCCAACTCGTCCTTTTAATTCATCACTACATTCCCATACACCAAGAACTAGGTCAGCTTTATCTTCTTTCATCATTTCTTTATAAATATTTCCTGGAGCATTAAGAATGTATGTGTCTGGCATTCCTACAACAACAGTGTCATTATACTCACCAATCATAAACTTAATTGCATCTGACATTGTAGATGGTTCACGTACTATTAACTTAACATTCATATCCATGTTTTGAACTATTGGGACCCACTCAGGTCTTGTAGCAACACGAACCTCGTCACAAACTTCAAGCATCTGCTCTACATGCCATTGAAGCAAAGATCTTTCGTCTGATATTGGCAAACAGAACTTTGGTATTCCGCCAATTCTAGATGCTTTACCAGAAGCTGGTAATACTCCTATTGTGTGCATTATTCTTTCCAGTCGTGAGGGTTAAAGCCATTAGGATAAGATTGATTTACCATTGGATCTTTCTTCCATGCAATCCATCCTTCTTCTCTATCGTCTCCCCAATATAAATGAACAACATCTCTATCTAGTAGCCTTTTTGCATCTTGTCCATGGAATATGTGGACTTTATTATCTTTGAGATATGGCATCTCTAGCAATTCTGGAGCCCATTCATTAATATGTTTTTGATAAGGCTCTACTCCCAATTCATGATACATTGCATCAGTAAACATTTGAACATCTGTATAGTAATGAACCATATGGTTATGCTGAATAATACCATCACCAACTCGCTCTACACAAAGGTCAATAGCTGCCTTAAGGAGCGGATGGCCAGCTCTTGCAGCAATAGTCTGTGTTGCAAGCCATGGCGTATCTCTTTCTATATCCAACATCATATCGTAATCTTGGTTTAACCAAGTATCTACAGGAGCCTTGCAATGTGTATCCATGTCAGCATAAATGCCTCCGTAGATATACAAGATAGCAAATCTCCATAGTCCCGCCTTCATTACTCCTAAAGGAAGATTCACATATGTGTCTGATATTTTTGAATCAAAATTATTTTTAAAGAACTCTTCTCTGTCTGGCCCGCTCATGTAACCATGCTTCCAGTCAGGGTTTTGAGCAGTCCAAGTACCTATGCTACTCTTTGCATAGTCTGGCAATGCATCAAAATTTGTTTCATATGTCTGCCATATGTTCTTCTCTATCATTTAACTAATCCGTT